GCCGCTGGCGCTTCGCCGCCACGTGGCTCGCCTCCCTGCCTCGCGGCATCCGCATCCCCCAGCAGGAGACCCCATGCGCCGCGTGATGGACCCCGACGAGGTGCGCTGCCGGCCTTCCCCTGGCTGTCCGCTGCAAGACTCCTGCGCCCGCTTCACCTCCCCCATCCCCACCACCAACGCCAAGATCGGCAACTTCCGCGCCCAGGTGCAGACAGGCCCGACGGGCAGCGCCTGCAACTACCGCCTCAGCGTGATGGTCGGCCCGGCCGCGCCGCCAGCGCAGCGCGCGACGAAGCCTTGGCCGAAAGGGCAGGCGTGACGACCGTCCTCGCCTGCACCAGGGCCGGAATGATGGTTGCCGACAGCAACATCACCGACGCCCACAAGGTGTGGAAGGCTCGCAAGGTCTGGCGCGTCAACGGCGCGCTCGTCGGGATGTCCGGCAATGCCGAGGAGTTCCTCCCATTCCTGGTCTGGTGCCGCAACGGCATGCAGGAGGACCCGCCGAAGCTCAAGACGCTGGACGCCATGATCATGTCGTCGGACGGCCTGCTTTGCTACTCCATGAGCACGCTGCCCATCCGCATCGAGGCAGGTCGCCACGCCATCGGCAGCGGCTCCATGGCCGCTCTGGCCGCGTATGAGGCCCTGGGATTCACAGACCCGAAGCGAGCCGTGCAGATCGTCTGCCGGCACGACCTGAACAGCCGCGCGCCCGTGCGGGTCTACAGGCTGTAGCGCGCCCTCTCATGCCGGCGCCTACCTACCTCATCGATGAAAAGCTCAAGGAGTGGGCCACCCCCCGCCAGGTGGAGGTGATCGACGCCGTCAACAAGCACAAGTCCCTGCGGGCAGCGGCCAAGGCGCTTGGCGTCAACTACACCTCAATCGGCCAGTCCATCAGGCTGGCGAAGAAGAAGGCGGCCATCTTCGGGTATTCGCCGGAGCATGACCTGAAACGTCCGGTGGCGCCGGGCCAGCGCCTGCGTGGCGCGAGCCTCCTCTACAAGGACGGCAAGGCCGAGCCGGTGCTGACGTGGGTCAAGACGGAACGGGATGGCGCGCAAGCCGACGAGATCCTTCGCGAGTTCGTCGAGTACCTCACCAAGGATGCGAAAGGCCTGTCGCCGGCCGTGGCCGCGCCGGCGCAGGCATACCCGGATCTGCTCGCGGTGTACCCCTGGGGGGATCCCCACTTCGGCATGTATGCGTGGGCCCGTGAGAGCGGGGACGATTTCGACCTCGAGGTGGCCGAGCGCCTGACCCTCGGCGCCGTCGACCGGCTCGTGGCTGCGGCGCCGCCGGCGGAAACCGCGGTGCTGCTGCCGCTGGGCGACTTCTTCCACGCCAACGACCAGACGAACCAGACCCCGGCGCACAAGCACCAGCTGGACGTCGATTCGCGCTACCCGAAGGTGCTCATGGTCGGCGTCAAGGCGGTGCGGCACGCCATCCTGCGCCTGCTCGAGAAGCATCCCAAGGTGATCGCCAGATTCGAGCCCGGCAACCACGACCCGGAGGCCAAGTGGGCCCTGGCGCTCACTATCGCCGCATATTTCGAGAACGAGCCACGCGTCACCGTCGACCTGACGCCGGGCAAGTTCTGGTACTACCGCTTCGGCAAGGTGCTCATCGGCTCAACGCATGGCGATACCGCCAAGCATGCCGCGCTGGGCGGCGTGATGGCCGCCGATCGCCCGGAGGATTGGGGCGCCACGAAGCACCGCTACTGGTACACGGGGCACATCCACAGCAGCACGGTCACCGAGCTCCCCGGCGTGGTGTGCGAATCGTTCCGCACGCTGGCCGCGAAGGATGCCTACGCCGCCGGCCACGGCTACCGGGCCGGGCGTGACATGCGTCTGATCGTTCACCATCGCGAGTACGGCGAGATCGAACGACACCGGTGCGACGTGGCGATGCTCGAGAACAGCCCCAGCCGATAAGCGCCAGATATCAGCCATGACCGATAGCAAGCCGACAAATCCCAAGGACGCGATCGCGCTGAACAAGCTGCCGCTGCACCTCGTCTCCCCGATCGTCAAGGCCTACCAGGCCATCGCCCATTTCCTCGGCAACGTGAAGTACGGCGCCTGGAACTACCGCGGCGCCGGCGTCCGGTATTCGGTCTACAAGTCCGCGCTCGAGCGGCACGTCGATGCATGGTGGGAGGGTGAGGAGAACGACCCGACCGACGGGACACCCCATCTCGCGAACGCGCAGGCCTGCCTGAACATCCTGATCGAGGGCAAGTTCACGCCCAGCACGATCGACGATCGGCCGCCCAGCCGAGCCGAGGCTCTGGCCAGGATCCGCGCGGAGTTGGAGGCGCTGATGCCGCAGATACGTGAGCGCTACGCCGACAAGGACCCCAAGCACTGGACCATCGCCGACAGCGCGCAGGAGGGGGAGCGCGAGTCCGGTTGAAATCCTGCCGTTTGCCATTGCAATTGGCGGATGAGCACGCTGACACAGGAATACGTCAATTCCCTCTTCCACTACGACAAGGAGAAGGCGCTTCTGACATGGAAGGTCAGAAAGGGCTGCGCCGTGCCGGGGATGGATGCACGCTTCCACGGTCGCCAATTACAAACGTCCACCCACGATGGCAAAGCAGCGCAGTAGCGCGGCCGGCTCCAAGCAGCCCAAGGCCGTCGCAGCGAAGAGAACCGCCAAGCCGGCAGCCCAGCGCCGCGTGGCCGACGCACTGCCCTCGGCAGGGGCGCCCAAGCGCGCGAAGCCCTCGCCCGCCCAGGACAAGCTCGACGCCGCAGGGGGGGCAGCAATCGCCCAGCTCATCATCGAAGGCCAGACGTACCGGCAGATCGCAGAGAAGTACGGCGTCGGCCTCGGAAGCCTGGCCGAGTGGATCGAGGCCGACCCCGAACGCTCTCATGCGTGCGCGCGTGCGCGCGAAATGGCGGCGCAGACCTTCGACGAGATGGCCGAGCAGCGCATCGACGAGGCGGCAGACCCGTTCGCCCTGGCCAAGGCCAAGGAACTGGCGGTGCACTTCAGGTGGCGCGCGAAGGCGGCGAACCCGAAGCGCTACGGGGACAAGGTGCAACTGGACGCCAAGGTCGACACCAAGTCCATCAGCGACGACGAACTGCTGAAGCAGCTTGCCAAGTTCGGGATCCAGGCCAGCGTCAAGCCGGTTGCGGAGGGCGAGGGTGCTTGACCTCGCCGCGCTCGAGCCGGCGCAGAAGCAGCACCTCGCCTCGCTGCTGGCCGAGGTGGACCGCCGCCGGCGCACGCGCGTGATCGAGACGATGTTCCCGGACACCGGGAAGTACGCGCGCTTCCGCTACCCGAAGCACCTGGAGTTCTTCAGGCTCGGCGCCACCCACAACGAGCGGGTGTTCATGGCCGGCAACCGGGTCGGCAAGACCGTGGCCGCCGGGACCGAGACGACCTACCACCTGACTGGCAAGTATCCGAACTGGTGGGATGGCCGGCGCTTCGACCGCCCGGTGCGCGCGCTGGCCAGCGGCGACACGCATGAGACGACGCGCGACATCCTCCAGCTGAAGATGGTGGGCGCAACCACCGACAAGCCGGAGAACATCGGAACCGGGTTGATCCCGGGCGACGACATCACCGGCATCGTGCCGCGGCCGCATGTCAAGGGCGCGATCGAGAAGGTCACGGTGCGCCACGTCAGCGGCGGCGAGTCGGAACTGTGGCTGCGCTCCTACGAGCAGGGCCGCGAGATCTTCCAGGGCTTCGAGCTCGACATCTTCTGGCCGGACGAAGAGTGCCCGGAGGACGTGTATGAAGAGGGCCAGGTGCGCCTGATGACGCGCAACGGCATCTCGATGCTCACGTTCACGCCGCTCAACGGCCTGACGAAGCTGGTGCAGCAACTGACCGCGAAGACGGACGATCCGGTCGTCATGGCCAGCCGATCCGTGGTGCAGTGCGGCTGGGATCACGTCCCGCACCTTGACGAAGACGCCAAGGCCCGGCTGCTGGCCAAGCTGATGCCGCACCAGCGCGACGCGCGCACGAAGGGCGTGCCATCGCTCGGCGCCGGCGCGATCTACCCGGTGCCGGAGACGGACATCGTGGTGGATGACTTCGCGCTGCCGGCCTATTGGCCTCGGGCCTATGGCATGGACGTCGGCTGGAACCGCACGGCCGCCATCTGGGGCGCGCACGACCGGGAGGCGGACGTCGTCTACCTCTACAGCGAGCACTACCGCAGCCAAGCCGAGCCGAGCATCCACGCAGACGCCATCAAGGCCCGCGGCGTCTGGATTCCTGGCGCGATCGATCCGGCGGCGCGCGGCCGCCAGCAGAAGGACGGCGAGCAGCTGCTGCAGAACTACCAAGACCTCGGGCTTGACCTCACCGCCGCGGACAACGCCCGCGAGGCCGGAATCTACAACGTCTGGCAGCGCCTGAGCACGGGCCGCATGAAGGTCTTCAAGTCGCTGCAGAACTGGCTCAACGAGTACCGCATCTACCGGCGCGACGACAAGGGGCAGGTGGTCAAGGAGAACGACCACGCCATGGATGCGACGCGCTACCTCGAGATGTCCGGCATCGCCATTGCGCGCGTGCCGCCACGAGTCGAAAAGCCAGCCCGGCGCGGCAACTGGCGGACCGTGTAAACGAAAGGACTGCATGACAACTCAATCCATCCTCGGCCCCCACGGCACCCCCATGGTCGAGCTCGGCGGCGAGCGCGCCTGGCTCCAGCGCATCAAGGGCGACATCGTCTGCTCCTTCCAGTGGCTGGACATCGGCCTGGAGGAGCCGCACCCGTGCATGGCGCTGTTCCCGGCCATGCGGCGCATGGACACCGCGGCCTACGTGATCCCGCAGCGCAACGCCTGGGCCTACGCCACGCGCGATGGCAACGCCACGCCAGAGCACTTGGGCGTGGCCTTCAAGGCGGCGCTGCACATGGGATTCCACCCTGACCAGTCCACGGTCCACCGGATCATGGACATCATCGTCGAGGGCATTCCCGACTTGGTTCGGATGCCCAGCGACCAGCCGGCCAGCCTGCACGTAGCGCGCGTGCTCATGGGCATCGAGGCTTCGGCCAAGGTCAACGGCAAGGTCGTCAAAGAAGAGGTCTTGTGATGTTCGGCATTGAGCAGCGCGAGACCAAGAGCCAGCGCGATCCGCAGACGGATGGCACCACGCCATTCGTGGACGAGCAGAACGCCAGGAGCGACCCCGAAGGGGAGCAGAAGCGCCGGCACGCCGTGCTGATGGAGTGCCTGCACGACGAGCGCGACCGCCAGGCCGAGGAACGGCTGCAGGCCGCCATCGACGAGGACGTGTACGACCACCTGCACTGGCGGCGCGAGGACGCCGCTGTGCTCATGGACCGCGGCCAGGCGCCGCTCGTCTACCCCGAGTCACGCCAGACGATCGACTGGATCAGCGGCATGCAGAAGCGCATGCGCAAGGACTACAAGATCCTGCCGCGCGAGCGTGGCGACGAGCAGGGCGCCGAGGTCAAGAGCCAGGTGGTCAAGTACACCGACGACGTCAATCTGACCCAGTGGCATCGCTCGCGGGCCTTCAAGCAGGCGGCGTTGTCCGGGCTCGGCTGGCTGGAGGAGGGCATCAACCTCGAGCCGGGCGAGGAGATCATCTATTCCGGCTCCGAGGACTGGCGCAACGTCTACCGCGACTCGCGCGCCAAGCAGTTCGACCTGAAGGACGGCCGCTACCTGTTCAGGCGCAAGGTCACCGACCTGGACTACGCCATGGCGCTGCTGCCGAAGGCGAAGGACCACCTGCGCAACATCGCCAGCACCGACGAAGTCATCGACGATGATGACGTGTGGTTCCTGGGCGAGCGGCTGACCAACGCCTCGGACCTGGACCACATGGATGGGCTGCCCGCGCGCTGGCGCGATCGCAGGGCCTTCATCGGCAACGACTACACCGACAAGGGCAGGCGGTCATCGGTCGAACTGCTGGAGTGCTGGTACCGCGTTCCCGAGCGCGTGCAGGCCTTCAACGATGGCCCGCTGGCGGGGAAGATTTTCAACCCAGCCGACCCGGCGCACCTGCAGATCCAGCAGGACCGCTGGAGCATGTACGACGCGGTCAAGCTGCGCATGCGCGTGATGATCGCCACCAAGGACCAGCCGCTGTGGGATGGCGCGAGCCCGTTCCGGCACGGCCAGTTCCTGCTCATCCCCATCTGGGGATACCGGCGCTACCGCGACGGCCTGTGCTACGGCGTGATGCGCGGCATGCGGGACCTGCAGGAGGACACCAACAAGCGCGCATCCAAGGCCCAGTGGCTGCTGGCGAACAACCGCATGGTCATGGACAGCGGCGCCGTCGACGACATCGAGGAGGCGCGCGACGAGGCGGCCCGCCCGGATGGCGTCATCGTCAAGAAGATCGGCAAGGAACTGCGCTTCGAGAAGCCCGTGGGCGAGATCCAGGGCAACCTTGAGATGATGGACCGCAACATCGCGGCCATGCGCAACGCCGGCGGCGTGACGAACGAGAACCTGGGCCGCGACACCAACTCCAAGAGCGGCGTGGCCATCGAGCGCAAGCAGGACCAGGGCTCGCTCACCACCTCGGAACTGTTCGACAACCTGCGCCTGGCGGTGCTCATCGCGGGCAAGCTGCGGCTGTCCCACATCGAGCAGTTCTGGACCCAGCAGAAGGCCATCCGCATCACCGGCGAGGCCCAGCCGATCGAGTGGCTGGAAGTGAACAAGACCGACCCGGACAGCGGCGAGGTCATGAACGACCTGACGGCGCGCGAGGCTGACTTCTACGTGGGCGAGCAGGACTACCGCGAGAGCTACATCCGAGCTGCGATGGAGCAGACGTTCCAGCTGCTCGGCCAGATCGCGACGTTCGCGCCCCAGGTGGTGCTCGCGGTGCTGGACTTGGCCGTCGACAGCGCGGAACTGCCGAACAAGGACGAGTGGGTTTCTCGCATCCGCAAGCTCAACGGCCAACGCGACCCGACCAAGGCGCCGACACCTGAGGAAGAAGCCCAGGCGCAGATCGACGGGGAGAAGAAGGCGCTCCAGGAGCAACTGGCCGTCGAGATGGCGCAGGCGCAGCTGGCCAAGGAGCAGGCCAATGCGGCGAAGCTCGACGTGGAGGCCATGGCCAAGCGGGTGGACGTGCTGATGCAGGCGCTGACCGCTGCGCAACTCGCTGCGACCAACCCCGCGCTGGCGCCGGTGGCCGACGAGATGGCCGCGGCCGCAGGCTTCAAGCCGCAGGGCGGCACGGATCCGAACATCCCGCAGCCGACCGCTGCGCCGACGCCGATGGATTCCGCCGCACCGATCGACCCAACACAACAACCTGCCGGGCCCGAAGCCGGCATCCCACCACAGGAGTTTCAATGAGCACTGACCACCAAGGACTGAGCCAGGCCGAAATCGACGCGCTGGAAGGCGACGAACTCGACGAGACCGGTATCCCGAAGGAAGACGACGCAGACCGCGCCGAGGCGGCGCGCGCGAAAGGCGAGCCGGGCGCGGACGACGGTGACGAGGGCGAGGAAGGGGCCGAGGCGGACGACGACAAGCCCGCAGCCGAACCGCCCGCCGCGGCGCCCGCTGCTCCTGCGCCGGCTCCGGTCGAAGCGCCTGCGCCGGCACCGGAAGCGGCCGCCGCTCCTGTCGAGCCGCCGGCCGAGCCGCCCGCGGCCGCAGAGGAAGCGCCCGAACTGCCGCGCGAGGTCGACATCCCTGATCCCATCCTCGTGCAGGTGCAGGACCCGAAGAAACTCGCCGATGCTCGCGAGGCCGCCGAAGCCAAGATCGACGACATCGAGAAGAAGTGGTCGGCCAACGAACTCACCGACGACGAGCGCAACGCGCAGATGAAGGCCGCGCGGCGCGAGCTCACCGCGGCAGTGTCGGCCGAGGCGGCCAACCAGGCCCGCATCGAGACCAACGCTGCGAACGCAGAGCAACAGCAGCGCCGCGTGATCGACGGCATCGTCAAGATCGCCAAGACGGAAGGCAGCATCGACTACGCGAAGGACGCCAAGGCCGAGGGCCAGTTCAACCGCGCGCTCCAGGTGCTCTACGCCGACCCGGACAGCAAGGGCAAGTCGTTCGCCGCGCTCAGTCTCGAGGCGCATCGCATGGTGTGCGCGATGCGTGGCGTGACGCCGAAGGTGGCCCCTGCACCCGCTCCTGTTGCAGCGCCGACACCACCGAAGCCGGCAGCAGCGCCTGCGCCTGCAAAAGCAGCGCGCACTCCGGTTGACAAGTCACTAATCCCCCCTACGCTTTCGCGTGTGCCTCCTGCGGCTGACGCGACGATCAGCGGTGACGAGTTCTCCCACCTCGCCAATCTCGATGGCGCTGAGTTGGAGAAGGCGGTCACCAAGATGACGGCGGAGCAGCAGGAGCGGTGGCTCAATTCATGAGCAAGCAGTACGTGTTGCTGGTTGACGTGAAGAAGGGCGAGACCCTGGACATCGGTGGCGTCATCGTTGTCCGGGTCGAAGAGAAGTCAGGCCAGCGAGCTCGGTTGCGCTTCACGTTCAAGGAGCCAACCGAGGTGAAGAAGATCCAGACGCCGGCGGCGCAACCCGCGCCGGCGTGATAGGAAGGGCAGGCGAGAGCCCGGTTGTCTCGTCGTAAGGCCGCGCAGTAGTGCAGCCCATCAACCAACGTTGAAGGAGCTGCGCGTATGCGTACCGTGATCGGGGTCAATGACCCCCAGGCAGTCAAGAAGTGGTCCACCGCCTTGGGCGTGGCCGTGAACAAGTCGAGCTACTTCGCTCGCAAGATGATGGGCATGGGCAAGGACAGCCGCCTGCCCATCCAGCGCATGGACGAACTCGAGTCCGACGCTGGCGACGAGGTCACCTATGACCTGCTGATGCCGATGAACATGGAGCCCGTCGTCGGCGACGAGACCCTGGACGGCAAAGAGCAGCCGCTCAAGTACTACACCGACAAGATGCGCATCGACCAGGTGCGCGGCGGTGCGGACCTCGGCTCGCGCATGACACGCAAGCGCACGCTGCGCAACATCCGCACGGATGCCAAGCGCGTGATGAGCGACTGGTGGAAGCGGCTCTACGACGAACTGTTCTTCATCTACCTGTCGGGCTCGCGCGGGACGCAGACCGGCTACATCTGGCCGGCCGGCTCGGCGTTCTTCAACGTCAACGCGCTGGCCGCGCCGGACTCGGCGCACATCATGTACGGCGGCAACGCGACGTCGAAGGCTTCGATCGCCTCGGACGACCCGTTCGACCTGCGCCTGATCGATAAGGCCGTGGCCAAGGCCGAGACGATGGGCGGTGACGGCAGCGACGAGATTTCGATGCTGCCCTGCGAGATCGACGGCGACGAGCGCTACGTGTGCCTGATGCACACGTTCCAGTACGACGCGATGAAGTCGAACACGAACACCGGCCAGTGGCTCGACATCCAGAAGGCGGCCGCGGCTGCCGAAGGCACGAAGGCGCCGCTGTACAAGAACAACGGCGGCGTCTACGCCGACGTGGTGCTGCACAAGCATCGCAACGTCGTGGGCTTCAGCGACTACGGCGCGGGCACCAACCTGCCGGCACGCCGCGCACTGTTCCTCGGCGCCCAGGCCGCGGCGATCGCCTTCGGCTCGCCGGGCACGGGTCTGCGCTTCGACTGGACCGAAGAGGTCAAGGACCACGGCAACGCCGTAAAGATCGGCTCGAACTCCATCTTCGGTGTGAAGAAGGTTCGCTACAAGTCCAAGGACGGCAGCGTCGAGCGCGACTTTGGCGTGTTCGCCATGGACACCTACGCAGTCGATCCGAACGCCTGATGAGTGAGGCCCCTTCGGGGGCCTTCTCGCGAGCCTCACCTGAAAGGAATTCATCGTGGCTGTTACCACCACCAAGGCATACACGGGCGTGCGCCCGGTTCCGCAACCCGACGACGCTGGCGTTCGCGTCGTGGCCGTCGACGTCGAGTTCGCTTCGGCCGCCTACTCGGCGAACGACCTGATTCGCCTGTGCAAGCTGCCCATCGGCGTCAAGTGCCTGGACTGGGCGCTCGTCTTCCCGGACATCGACACCGGCACGCCGGCGCTCGCCTGGTCGCTCGGCATTGAGAACGCCGGCGGAACCGACCTAGACACGGAAGTGTGGGGCACTGGCCTGACGGCCGGCCAATCCACCTCGGTCGTGCGCAACAGCACCTCCGTGGCCGCGCAAGGCGTGACCACGACCGAGCGGACGCTGGACCTCAAGTGCACGACCGCAGCGGCGACCTACGCCGGCTCGGGCAAGACCGGCCAGGTCCTGCTCTGGCTGCAGGGCTAATTCTCCGTGGTCTTGGGGCAGCTGGTGCTGCCCCCTTTTTGAAGGAGGGGCGGATGCCCATCGTTCACGCC